ACTAGACGACGATGTCTTTGAGTTCTATCCCTGTGAGACTAACGCGTCTGCAGGCTGGTTAGAAGCACAGCTCATTAGACAGCATAGACCAACCTATTGTCACGAGCACTGTGACTAGAGTTATAGAGCTGTCTGTGCGCGGTTGGGCGCGGTGTCATCCATGCGCTACGCTGCGCCATGCCAAAATTGTAAGCGCCAAAAGAAAAATTATTTTCACTGGGGCCAAAATAATTGTTGCGGCGCGGTTGCCTTGTGCTATGATCGTTTCTGTTAGTAGGCAATTACGCCTATGTGATTGGAGTCTCTTGTGATTACATCAAATCCGTTCGTATCGCCCATCGACCTCTCGTCCGACATGGTCAAGGCGGCAATCGAGACCGGCGCGGTGAAGCTGGTCGAAAAGACTTCCCGCGTCACGGCTGCCGCGCTCAAGACCGGCAAGATCCCCGTCGAAACGGTGAAAGCTTCCGGCCTGCCCATGAACGAAGACGGCGACATCGTTCTCCCGATTCTCATTCCCGAGGCGCTCAACGGGAAGGGCATGGCGGCGCTCTGCAACGGGAAGATCGAACCGCAGACTCCGAAGCCAGAGACGGGGAAGGATGAGAGAACGGATGCGGAAAAGGCGATCGGTGCCTGCGACCGTTTCAACTACGCGGTCGATCTGGAATTCCGCACTCCGGCCCGCGCGTTCATCATGGGCAAACTCGAATCGCCTGACAAGGTGATCGAAAAGGCCGCGGAGACGCTGGTCGCCGCTGGTCTGTTCGATTCTCTCGAGGCCGCACGCGCTCACGTCGTGGAACAGCGCAAGGCAAAGGGTCTGCCGGTCTAATAGCGGCGCGACCTGCTACCGGGGAAGGGGACTGCAACCCTTCCCCTCTTTTTTTGTCTAAGCACTTTGTAATGTAAAGCACTCCACGACCTGTAGCACTTGATCCCGCCTAGCACTTGCCATTCCCTAGCACTTGTCACAGCGTAGCACTACGCGCGCCATAGTAGTCAATAGACTAAAGACATTTGTGAACCGCCCGACATTTTTGTATGGCCCGACCCCGCCCGACCAACCGACCCCACCCCACCCCCTACAGGCCATTACTAGGGTCCCATACCCCGCCCGAGGAGTAAAGGTTCATCGCACGCAATTTTCCTTTCCCCATCCCTCACCAATGGGTCCCATACACCTACTGTCAAGCCACTCCTGGACCCTTATTTCTACCCGATCTGCGCGACATATATAAGGTTAAGTGATTCACCGGGCGAACGACTTATAAGTGGCTTTATTTTCAATAACTTACAGCCGTATTTGACTTTGGGCCACGCTCTATGGTATGATCACGTAGGCGCTTTTTATCCTCATGTTTGTCACCAAACGAGAAGCGACAGAGCGATTGGCCGATAAAGGGAATCTGTTTCGAGACCCTTCACTGGTTACTCCTGTTCCTGGTGAAGTCAACGAAACCGACACGGCCCCTTCTCCCGCGTTGGAATCTCCAGTGTCCGATGAAGATGACCCTGATGAACCAATCGCTCTGTCTGCTGATACACGCCTGCTCGATACTTCCCGCCTGGATGATCTGATTCGACCGCGCACATCTTCTCAACCTTATCGAGGCAGACCACAAGCTCAGGTAGGGATCGCCGAAGTATCTGTCATCGCTGGTTCGAGAGTAGCCGGTGCGATCGCTGGCATTGCTCCTCGAAACGCGCACGCATACTCCGGAGGCTTGTCTGGTGGGAGTGAAGCTCTTAATCATCCTCCGACCGAAACAGCCTACAGAGCCAACCGGCGTAGACTCCTCGACAACATGAAGGACCGTCTCGCGATCAAAGCGGGCAAGAGATTATCTGCTACACTCCGACTCCTCTCCGACGAAAAACTCGAAAACGTCACAAAGGCTTCTGAGCTCTCAGCGATTGCCAAGGACATGGCTACGGTCATGGATAAGGTATCGCCGAAGGAAGCGGTAGACGCAGGTGGAGTTCATTTCCACATCTGGGCGCCTGAGACCAGCGAGTCATCTGAATACGAAACCGTCGAAGTTGGGGCCGCACCGACCATCGACGTTACTCCGACGTACGCGACTTCTCAGTAGCGCACAAACACTCTCATGCTAACGTAGAGCTTATATGACATCTTCTCCATCTAACGGATTACCAACGGATTCACCGACGAAGCTGACCGGAGCGATCAGGAAGCTCGGTAAAGGATTTGGATTTATCGCAGGAGATGACGGACAGGACTACTTCTTCCATTGGACTTCGGTTGAGGGCGATATGGAAGCCTTCGGTCGGTTGGTCCTGAAGAATCGAGTGATGTTCGTCCGTAGATCGTCTCCGCGGGGTGAGAGGGCGCTCGAAGTCGTGGTCATTCCCAAGCCATCTGAACAGGTTGCGGTCGTTTAATTTCGGGATAGGAGAAGCAGACATGGGCATCTTTGGCATGATTGGAAAAGGCATAAGCAAGGTTGGCAAGCAAGTCGGCGGCGAGGTCAAGGACTCGATGAAGGCCAAAGCGACGAACGTCAAGAAGAAGCCGTTCATGTCCCTCATCGGCGCCGGAGCCAAGATGAACCAGAAGAAGAAGCCGATGTCCGCGGCCTTCCTGTTCCTTTTGCTGCTCATCCCGTCGACCGCGCACGCACAGCATCCTTGCGACTCGACTCCAGCAAGCGTCGCGACAGTCACCGCCGGTCAGCCATTCACCCTCGGCATGTGCTACAACGATAAGGGAACGACAGGAGCTCCCATCGTCGGCACCGTCGCATACAAGCTCTATCGCAATGGCACACTGGTCACTGGAATCACCGCGACCGTCGGAACCGCGCTCAACGCGAACGGCTACCGCTACATCACCTGGACGCGCTCAGAGCCAGTGGCAGCAGACAACATCCACTATGAAGGCTCTATCATCAATACCTGTCCTGCAGGAATCACAGGATGTGGAGAGAGCGCCAAAGTGTCTTTTCCTTTGCTGTCTGCCGTGGTATTGACAGTCGCACCGGCCGCGCCGACAGCTCCCCGTGTGACCCAGCCTTAAGCCGGTGGCAGAAGTTCCTACTCTTTCTCAGATGGCTCTTACCTCCCTACTAGATAGGAGACTCCGATGACAGCAACGGGATTCACGCGCTACATTCTGGCGAACGGCACCGAGATACAGTTCAAGTCGTATCCACCGATGCCGGGATTCATCAACGTCCCGACGAGTCGAGGCGAACTGAAAGCCAGAGGCGCCGACTACTACATCATCTGGGATTCAGGCTTCGAGTCGATCCTCTCCGCAGCGACGTTCATGCAACTGTCGAAGGGTGGTCGCGAGTACGGTGAGGAACCGGCAATCCTCGGTGGCGCGACGATCAAACAGAACCTCGAGATGCCAACCAACCCGCGCGCAGATGAAACGAAGCTCTTCGTCGACGAGCAGGGGATCAATGTGTCCGACGCTGCGCGTGTTCCAGTGGTCAAGAAAGTCGAAGGACAGAAGGACGGCGGGCCGGTAAAGCTACCGGAGGTCGATTTCTGACTGATTAGGGCAATGGATCATGAATCCCCGCTCTGGTCAAAATGCCGGTCCAAGTCGTAAGCCGTAGCGATAGGGTTTGGAAGCCCCATGCTAAGCAGGTCGAGTTCATTAAAATTCCTTTTGACTTCTTCGAGGCACTCTATGGAGGCGCCGTCGGTGGAGGCAAGTCGGAATTACTCTACATGCTCCCTATCGTCTACGGCTTTCACGAGAAGGCTGGATTCCACGGAGTCCTCTTTCGCGAGAGCTTTCCACAGCTTGAAGAATCTCTCATCATGCGTGCTGTCCCCATCTACAAGATGTTGGGCGCACGTTACGATGCGTCTAAGCACGTCGCTATCTTCCCTAGTGGCGCACAGATTCGATTCAGCTACATTGAGAATCTGGCCGATGCCTGGGGTCATGACACGGCGGAGTATCAGTATATTGGGTTTGACGAGCTTACTCATTTTGAGTGGCCTGTTTACCAGTATATTACATCACGCGTTCGGTCCCTTATATCTGGTGTCCCTCCTATCATCCGCTGTGCTACTAACCCCGGAAATATCGGGCACCTTTGGGTTAGGAAACGATTCATCGAGCCAGCACCTGAGGGAGGCAAGCGCATCTACGATCGCGAGATTGAAACGTCTCGTGTCTTTATTCGCGCACTCCCAACTGACAATCCGCATCTCCTCGAGAAGGACCCCGGATATCTCAAGCGGCTCAAGATCCTTACCGCTGCAGATTACCGAGCCAAGGTCCTCGGAGATTGGTGGGTATTCGCCGGACAAGTTTTTACCGAGTGGAGAGACCCATTCTTTGGTGTTCGATTTCCAGACGAGCCAGACAACGCCTGTCACGTTATCCAAGATACCCATCTCCCAAGTTGGCTACCCCGTATACTCGCAGTCGATTGGGGATATCACCCTGGAAAAACTTGGGCGGGATGGGCAGCAATTACTCCAGATTCCAGGGCTATTCTCTATAGAGAGCGCGTCTGGGAGAAAACTAATATTGCTGTCTGGGGAGCAGATATTGCACGTCTTACTCAGCCAGAACGAGACGCTATCGTTAAATGTAAACTAGATCCCTCGGCTTGGGGTAAGCGGGGAGAGGAAAAGACACTTGCGCTGCAGATCATCGAGGCAACAGGATTACCATTCGAGAGGGCGGACAATGACCGCCTCGGTGGTAAAGCTGTCATGCACGAGTTTCTGCGTTGGGCACCGCGACCGATTCGATTCGTCCCTGAGGATGGCTATTCAGAAGAGAAGGCATACTCAATCCTCCGCAACTTCGGACCAGACTCCTACAAGGAATACTGCAATCTATTCGAACCCGATCCTCCCGAAACGAACCTTCCAAGACTTCAAGTCTTTGCGAGCTGCGAGGAATTCAGAAAGATTATTCCGGCTTGCGTCTATGCTGACAAGGAAGGTAAGAAAGCCGAAGACGTTGCGGAGTTCATTGGGGACGATCCTTATGACGGCGGCCGCTATCTCCTGAAAGCTGTTGATGACTACATTACTCATCTCTCTGCAAAAGAGTTTTCAAAGCACACTAAGCTGGATGAAATCGTTACTGCCCTCCAGCAGACGGGAAACTGGAACGACTACTACCGACGAATGGACCTCTACGACAAGGAATTTCGACGGGGAAGTGCGGCTTCATCCGTCAAACGCTCGGGAAAATTCAGCGCAGTTAGAGTACGGTCTCGATTCGCGCGCAGATAAGAAGGTCTTGTGGCGCGAGGTAGTCTACTTGCGGAATGCTCTAGCCGAGACGAGGTACGAAAATCGTTCATTGGGCGAAAGACTTTCCGATTTGCAGGGCCGTTATGATGTCCTACTCGCAAAGGACCAGGACCGTTTCGATGCCCTCTTGGAAAAGCAGAGCGAGATCCTTGACCAGCGCCTTGGACTCAATCAGCCGGTTGCTCAGCGAGCTCCGGGTCAGCAGACAGTTCAGAGAAGTGTTGCATCAGAGCTCAAGACGAAGCTCGCACAGTTCGAGGCCAAGCGTCGGGAAGAACACTGGAACAATCGCATCGCAGAGATCGAAGCGGCAGACAAGGTAAAAACTAACGTAACTCCAAAGGAAAACGCAAAATGACAGGACTCATCGGCATCATCGGGAATCGACCACGCGCGGCGGAGTTTCAGGATAGCTTCGACCATCTCATGCGTCCAACAGGTTGGCACGTTACGAGGATGAACGGCAACTCGGCTGCTCGGTGCCGCAACGATATCATTCGTCTCGCGATCAAGGAGAAGCTGGACTACGTTCTCTTTCTCGACGATGACCACGTCTTTCCGCCGGATACACTCCTTCGTCTGCTCAATCGTGGGGTGCCATTCGTATCGGCGCTCTACACGTGGAGGGTTCAGCCGTTCCATCCCAACGTGTTCGACCAGATTGACACGACGGCGAAGATGACGATCATCCCATTCGCAAAGCTCCAACCGGGCTTGCTCGAGTGCAACATTTGTGGGTCAGGCTTCTTCCTCGCGAAGGTAGCCGAGCTCGAAAAAGTTCCCGAGCCCTGGTTTACTCTCGGCGCTCCATTCAACGAGGAGTGGTGCGACGACATCTCATTCTGCATGAGGATTCGCGGGATGGGCTACAAGATTTACGTCGACCTCTGTGCTCCCATCTCCCACATCGGGACTGTTCTCGTCACGCCGGAGTTCAATCAGAAAGAGAACAACTGGCAGACAGTATTCAGTGTCGATGGGCTGGAAGTTGGTCGAGCCAATCACGCCTATCTGGAATCGCGAGAGAAGGTGGTCGATGAGTAAGAAGTGGAATCCCAATCCGCCACCGAAGACCTTCGTAGGCCACTTGACGGTCTGCGACAAGGATCGGAATCTCATTCCTGGTCTCCGTGCTTCCCTCTGCATCGAGACTGACCTGAGCGTCGACTATCCTGGTGTTCAGGGAGCAGAGCGTGTCGAGTTCAGGAATCTCCCACTCTCTCGTCAAGGCCACGGATGCTACATCGACCTTGAGGCAAAGGGCTTCCACGATCTCCGCATTCGGGTTGCCTGCCTTCCTGACATGGGCGAAGTTACAATGTGGCCAGCGGTGGTCGCCCCGCCTGTTCAGCAGATTTTCGTCGACGGAAAGTGGTTCAAGCTCGCAGACGGTTCGCGTCATTTCATCAAGGATGCGACAAGCTTCCAGTCGTTTAAGTTCTTCGCGGATGGAAACTTCGACGCTCTCGACGCGCACTTCTCACAGCTTCGCGAGGCTGGTTACAACTGTCATCGCGTGTTCCTCTCCTGTCGTAACCTTTTCAGCCTTGAACTCTCCGTTGACGAGATGGTCGACCTCCTCCCGAGGTATGTCATCTACGCAGCAGGCCACGGGCTGAGGGCCAATCTCGTAGCGTTCGCGGATACAGTTCTTATTGGCTGGTCACAAGAGGAGCTGGAAAAACGTTGGCTGGCCTACGGGGCGTCGCTTCAATCTGTAGTCGAGTATGGTCCCCTCATCTCGCTCGTTAACGAGGTCACCGAAGCCCCCAATGTTATCCCGGACGTTACGAGATTTGGAAAGATTCCCAACATTCTCTGCTCGCGCGGGTCGAGAGGCTCTCGCGGCGCACCGGTCAGACCGTGGATGGACTGGGAAGAATACCACAACAATAACGAGGTCCAGCACTGGCGAGAGGCTCACAACGCGATGGAGTTCTGCGAGGGTGCTGAAGGTATCACACCATCCGGCGCTCCGATGCACATGAGCGAGACGAAGCGGATTGACAACGATCCCGTCGTTTCTCATCACAGGGACTCCGCTCAGTGTGCCAAGCTGCTCATCGCCGGTTTCTGTTTCCACTGTAAGTCTTTGAGATACTCTGAGGTCCTTACCGGCCAAGAGCTCGAAGCCATGCTCGCTTGCGTGGAAGGAATGGATTCGATTTCGACAGACTGCCAGCCAGGAAACTACAAGCATCGCTCCGACCTCGAACGACCTGACGCTGGTGCAACTGGCGAGCGGGCGTATCAACGCGGGGATAACGACGTCTGCATCGCTCATTCTCTGAAAGAGGGCTGACATGCTGAGTCTCATTCTCACTCTCGCGGTCATCGGATTCGTGACATGGCTCATCGTCACCTACATCCCGATGCCAGAGCCGTTCGGAAAGGTGATCATCGTCATCGTGGTCGTTCTGTTGATCATCTACGTCTTGCGAGTCTTGGGCGTTGGTGATATCGCGCTTCCAAGGCTCTAAGGAGACGACATGAATCTCAGCTTTCTGAAGAAACTCAAGGTGCTCGGTCCGGTGGCTCTCATGCTGATTCCGGGAGCACAGCCCTTCGCTCCTCTCATCCTCGGTGCCATCGAGCTTGCAGAGCACACAGGCGAGTCAGGACAGGACAAGCGCCTCATCGGGCGACAGGCTGTGGAACTCGGAGCCGACGCAGCGAACACCGCGCATCCTGGCGCCGTCGACAAGGAACAGGCCGTTGCGGTCTACGAATCGACAGTGGATGCTGTCGTGAAGGCCGTCAAGCTCTCCGGCAACATTCCGGTCAAGAAGTAGACAAACATGGCTGAAACTGTTCTTCCCGAAGTTGTCAGTTCGTTGCCGAGTTCGGTGACGGATATGGACGTCATTGAGGGTAAAGATGAAGAAGCGGTCCTCTTCTGTGATACGGAAGAAGCGCGGACTCTCCTCGCCGTTACCCAAGAGTATGACCGGGAAGAGGAGTTCCCCCGCTCCAACCTGCTCATGGAGTGGAAGAAGCACGACAGATATTGGGATGGATTCCAGTATCTCGCATGGGACGAAGTCGCGCGCGATTGGAGAACGCCGAGTGAAATTGCGGCGGAAGATCCAACCAACGATATCGATCCATCTCTGTCCGCGAAAGTTATCAACATTTACAAAGCTCATGGTGAAATTCTTATCGGAGCTCTCACGTCTGGAACGCCGGCAGTTCGTTTCTTCCCTGCGGACGCTGACGACCACGAGGATACGCAAACTGCCAAAGCCTTTTCCAAGATCAGCGATCTGATCCAGCGGCAGAATCGTATCAAGCTGTTGTTCATGAAGGCGCTCTACATCCTCTACAATCAGGGGATGCTCGCCTGCTACAACGAGAGCAAGGCCGACTTCAAGTTCGGCAAGATTAGCGAGCCGGAATACGAGGATACTCCGATGGTCGATCGGACTTCCTACTGTGCGGCTTGCGGTGAGACTATCGGAGTTGAGCAGCTTCCTTCCCCTGCTCCTCCGCCTGAACAGATGGACTGTCCCGAGTGTGGGACGCCGATGATGCCAGAGGTTGAAGATACGCCCGGCACGATGTCAGTTCTCAAGGAATACAAGGACAAGCCAAAGACTCGTGAGTGCCTTGAAGTCTACGGGCCGATGAACGTCAAAATCCCGCTGTGGGTGAAAGAGCAGTCGCAGACGCCATATCTCATCCTGGAGACCGAAGAGCATGTAGCACTAATGCGCGAGGTTTATCCGGAGTATGCAGACAAAATCAACGACTCATCTTATCCAGACACTCGAGAGAAGGATGCGAGAGTCCCTACCAATTATCGCGGGGATTGGCCACGGAATCTCTGCACCGTTCAGCGGGTCTGGCTACGTCCCTGGGCGCTCAACATTTACGCGCGTGATCTTGAGCAGGTCAAAGCTCTCCGGGGTAAGTATCCGAAGGGTATTTATCTCGTCGTCATCAACGGCACACTTGTTACAGAAGCTGTCGAAGATTCACTCGACGAGCATTGGACAATCACTGAAAATCCACTGGCGACTACACTTCATGCTCGGGCGATTGGCGCCGGAATGGTTCCGATGCAAGATATTGAGAACGAGCTGGACAATATCTCCCTCGAGACTATCGAGTTTGGAATTGGAGAAGTTTTCGCGGACCCGGACGTTCTCGATTTCGATGCCTACGGCAAAGTGGAAGCGAAGCCGGGTCAGATTTCTATAGCGAAGGCGCCGACAGGACAGACGCTTTCTGCTGGTTTCCATGAGGTCAAGCCAGCTACGTTGTCCCGTGAAGTCGACCTGTTTGCCGAGAGGATGAATAGCCGCCAACAGTTTGTGCAGGGCACTTATCCTTCCATTTACGGTGGCGCTCAGGATGGAGGCTCTGGGACCGCACGAGAGTATGAGCTGTCGAAGGCTTCGGCCCTCCAGCGACTCTCAACGACGTGGATTATCCTGCAAGAGTGGTTCTCGAAGGTCATGTCGAAGGCCGTCAAGAGCTATGTCTCCAACGTCAAGCAGGATGAGAGTTTCGTCAAGTCACAGGGTAACAACTTCATCAACGTCTGGATTCGACAGAGTGAGCTAGGCGGGCAGGTTGGTGAGGTCGAGCCGGAAGTCTCAGAGGCATTCCCGGTCTCATGGGCACAGAAGCGTGACGTGCTTCTCAATCTCATGCAGATGAACAACGAGGACATTGCTGCTGTCATTCGGCATCCTGAGAACGCCTCGGCCGTCGCAGAGTTCCTCGGAGTGCCAGAGCTTTACATCCCCGGCGACGATTCGAGGAACAAGCAGCTTTACGAAATCGCCCTACTCGTCCAGGAAGAACCGACAGAGCTTGGTGTTCCAGGACCAGACGGACAACCGGGGCTGCTCTCGTCGATTCCTGTTACCCCCGAGCTTGACGATCATGAGGTTGAGGCGGAGATTTGCAAGGCTTGGCTCCGTTCTGAGGTTGGACTCGATTGCAAGCGCAGTAATCCTGCGGGATATGCCAACGTTCTGGCTCATCTCAAGGAGCATCTGTTCTTCGTGGCTCAGAACGAGGCTGCTCAAGCTCAGGATGAGGAAGGCGCTGAGGGCGACAAGAAGAAAGACAGCAAATCCGAAGAGATGTCTGAGGTCTAATGCCGAAAGCAGCTTTCGATACAGGCGCTAATACGAAGGATTCCACGACGACTCCGGCTATCACTTTGCCGAATCCGTGCGATGTCCTTGCGTTCGTCGTGTCAGAAGGTGCTGATGCTGCGCCGACGATGTCAGATTCGAAGACCAACGTCTACACGCTCATCGGAACGCGCCAGATTACAGGGGATACGCCAGGTTATCTCCACTGTTTCCGCGCTTTCAAGAAAATCGGTGGTGCTGGCTTCACTGTGACGGCGGCAAAGACTGATGGCTACTCGTCTCTCATCGTTTTGTCCCTCACAGGCGGGCGTGCGATCAAGATTGTCGAGACGAAACAGGCTGTTGGTCTTGCATCCGGTGAGATTACTGTCCGTCCCTTCAATGGCGGCAATGTTCTCGTCGGAGTTGCAGCGGCAGGCTTCCCCGACCAACTCATCGCCTTCACTTGGCCCGAGGGATGGACGGAGTTCCTCACGATTTCTGCCGACGTTGGCTCGGAATGGGCGATGGGAGTCGCTTACAAGTCAGTTGTCGCACATGGACCGCAGGAATTCTCGACCGAGCTTGAATTTCTGGGAGATCCACTGGATGCCGACCCTCCCTACGCTGTTACTCTGCTGAATCTCGGCAACTTTTCTCCTGCGACTGGCGGAACGGGCAATCGCTCTGACGCCTTGTCGGGTGTTTCTGGTTTAATTGTAGGAGACGGACTGTGATTGTCAAAAACATCGCTGGAAACGCGCACGACGTCGACATTCTCCGAGTAAGCGAGTTCGCCGACGCTGGAGACTTGCTCGAAATCACAATCGAGGGAGTTGATGGGCGACACATCGTCATTCATCAGGTCATCTGGTCGCTTGATGATGATCCTGCCGCGGCTGTCCCTCTGGTTCTCTGGAATGGTGACACCGATGACAACTGTCAGGTCGACGTGACGAAGGGTGGAACGGGAACCATGCCAATCCACTTCGTTGTCGACGAGGGCCAGCCGTTCTACCTGAACCTCATGGCAGACAACGAGACCGTCGCCTCGAAAGCCACCGTTTTCTACTCATCTCAGGCAGCATAGGAGACTCAAATGTATCGCAGACACCTACATTTTCTCTCACATCCCGAAGACGCCGGTGCTGGTTCCGGTGGCGGGGATGGGTCTGAACTTACACGCGATCTCGCCGACCTCGGGGACGTCGAGCCGGAAACTGGTAAGAAGGGAGCGGCAGATGGCGAAGAAGAGTCTGAAGGAGAGGCTGGATCTGGTGAAGAAGGAGAGGATGGCGAGGAGGGGGAAGAAGGAGACGAGGGTCTCGGGGATGAAGACGAAGGCGGCGATGGAGAAGAGGCTGGAGAAGGTGAGGAAGGCAAGGAAGGAAAAGAAGGCAAAGACCTCGCCGGCGCTGGGAGTCCAACCGTAAAAGCACTGAAGGCAAAGTATCCGAATTTCTTCAAGGACTTCCCTTCTCTGCGTGCGGCCTTCTTCGAGCATCCCAAGTTCCTCGAGGTGTTCCCTGACGTTGAAGCGGCTGAATCGGCGTCGCAGAAGTCAGAGGAATACGACGCGCTCGAACAGACACTCGTTGGCAAGTCCGACCCGAGCTATCTCCTCAAGACGCTGAAGCAGAACAATCCCGCGTCACTGGCGAAGATGGCCGAGAACTTCCCGACGGCGCTCAGAGAGATCGACTCGAATGCTTACATCTCCATGAGCATTCCGATCATCAACGAGCTCCTCTACTACGCGCACGCTCACGGCGAGAAGATGAAAGATAAGAATCTCTCACTCGCCGCGAAACATCTGGCGAACTACGTCCATGCGAATGGCGGTGAAATTCCTGACATCACGAAGCAGGAAGCCGCCAAAGCGCCGACGGAAGCGGAGAAGGAGCTCGAGAAAGTTCAGTCCGAACGAGCGATGGAGAAATTCGGGAACGCTGCCGAACGTATCATGAAGGCGGTGGAGCCGGAGATCAACGCGACGGTGACGAAGAAGCTGGAGAATCTCACAGCTTTCGAGCGTCGACAGGTCGTGAAGGAAGTTCGGACGGAACTCGACGAGGCACTCAACAACGACAAGGTATTTCAGTCGCAGCTCAGGAATCTCTGGGCGCGAGCGAAGTCGAATGGTTACGACAGCGGCTCATTATCCAGAATCAAACGCGCGTGGCTGGATCGCGCTCGGGTCGCTGTCCCCGGCATACGTAATCGCTTACTCAAAGAAGCCCTTGACGCAAGGTCTGGCAAGGGTGACACTCAATCTCAATCGGGCAAAAAGCGGACATTCCCGTCACAAGGTAGTGGAAGTGGCACTGGTCGACGCGCCGTGGGTAACGATCCCTCCAAAATCGATTGGCGCAAGACGAGTGACATGGACATCATCAACGGGTAGCTCAGACCGGCCCAGGTAAAGTCATGGCCCAAACAGAATCACAGGTCGTGGCGGCGGAATTGGAGCGAGTTGACTCCAAGGTTCCGCTCCTTTTCGAGCGTGACGCCATGTTCTACGCGAACGTGGAAAAGCGTCCGGTCGAGAAGGTTTCGGCGCGTGACATGAGGATTCCCCTCGAGATTCGTCCGGGCGGCTTGTTCGGATATTTCGACAGCGCAGGGGGAGACCTTGGACGCGGCGAAGGCCCAACGTTCGAGAAAGCAGTCATCTCAACGGTGAACTTCAAGTATGCCGTTGAGTACCACAAGAAAGCCGACTGGGCAACGGACGACGCCCGCAAGTCGGTGGTCCAGAACGTTCGTCACCTCCTCGCAGTCGCGATGAAGGAATTCCGTCGGATGGTCGACGCGAACCTCATGACGGCTGGCGATGGTGTGATTGGCGTTGTGTCGGCAGTCTCCGGCACCGGGCCTTACACGCTGACCCTCGATACCGACGGATTCGGGACTCGTCTCATCCGCATCGGTCAGAAGGTCAACATCTACGACACGAC